CAGGTGCTCTGCGAGGACTGCAACATGGGCAAGGGCAATCGGGACCAGACAGACTGGCGCCCGGTAGCCGCAGCAGGTAGCGCGGCATGAGCGACCCTCGCTACAAGACCAGGCGTTGGCAGAAGCTGCGCCTCGCCCACCTCCGGAGCGAGCCGCTATGCCGGAAGTGCGCTGTGTTGGACAAGGTGACCGCCGCCAACACGGTCGACCACATCACCCCGCACCGAGGCGACGACCGGCTATTCTGGGATCGGGAGAACCTCCAAGCTCTGTGCCCGACCTGCCACAGTGCCATCAAACAGCGCGAGGAAGCGCGAGGCTTCAGCGATGTGCTCGATGCGGACGGCTGGCCGGCCGATGCGAGGCACCCGGCGAACGCAGGAGGCGAGCGTGCCTAGTTGCCAGCAGTGCGGCACAGCTATCGAGCCACCCAAGGTGAAGTGGTGTAGCGTGCGGTGCCGCCGCCGCAGCGAGTGTCCCGAGCGTCATTGCCAGGGGTGTGGAGCCCGGCTCTCGCTAGAGCAGCGCAAGTGGTGCAGCAGGCGCTGTAAGGACCATCAAGCGGCCGACATAAGGTTCGCAACCAGAGCGGCCAAGCTGTGCACATATTGCGGTGAACCACTGCCCACCAGGTCACGCCGTAAGTTCTGCAGCCGCCTGTGTTTTAGCCGTCAATGGAACGCTGATCATAGGCGCTACATCGACCACAACGCCGACAGGCTGTGCCGCTGGTGCAGGGAGAGGTTGCCGCCTTTCCCTGACGGAGGCATGGGACCGCCAAGAGTGTTCTGCGATGCCGAGTGTCGCAAGGCATGGGCCGGCGGCGCCAGCAAGCGACTGACTAAGGCGAAGCAGCGCGGATCAGTGGGCGGCGTGTTGGTCGATCACATCGCTGTCTTCGAGCGCGCGGGTTGGAGATGCCAAGACTGCGGCTGCGATACGCCGCGGGAGCTGATGGGGAAGAACCAGTGGACCAGCCCAGAGCTTGATCACGTCCTGTCATGTTGGCGAGGTGGGCCGCACGTCGAAGCAAACGTCCAGTTGCTCTGTCGTAGATGCAACCTCGCGAAGGCCCGACTTGAGCACGCGGAGTGGGAGGCGGAGCAGGCCCACCCACCCCCCATCGAAATCTCTGACTCCTTTTGCGTGCAGACCGGCGGCCCCCTCTCACACGAATTCCCGCGAAATTGGGGAATCGGGGCCGGAGATGAGCGATGACTAGAGGCCGGAAGCCGAAGCCTCTGGCCCTGCGGGTCATCGAGGGCAACCCCGGAAAGCGCGCTTTAGCGTCAAAAAACGTCGCAAAACCGCCTGTTTCAGCGGGTTTGCGACCGCCGGCGCACCTAAATGCGGACGCGAAACGCCATTGGCGCGAGATGGCGCGGCAGCTCGAGGTGCTCGGCCTGCTGGCGGCCATCGATCGCGGCGCGCTGGCGGTGATGTGCGACAACTACGGGCTGTGGGCCCAGAGCCAGCGGTCGCTGCGGGCGTATGCCGCCACAACCGACGGAAAGACCGTCCCTCCCGGGATGATGAAGCACCCGTCGGGCGCGACGGTCGCCCATCCACTGCTGAAGGTCGCGCGCGACGCGCGACGGGACTACCTCAAGGCTGCCGCCGAGTTCGGCATGACACCTTCGGCCAGATCCAGGGTCGAAATCGGCAAGACCGCGGCGGGCGATCGGGCCCCATCCAGTAAGTTTTCCGGGCTGATCGGTGGCAAAGCTCGCGCGTAACCCCACACCTGAGACGCGGGCAGACCGGGTCGTTGCCTTCATTGAGCGCCTCACGGTGCCGGAAGGGGCCCTCCAGGGTCAGCCCGTCCACCTTGAGAAGTTCGAAATCGATTGGATTCGCGACGTCTACCGGGAGAATCGCGGTCGGCGCAGCGTGCGGCGCGCCATTCTCTCGATCGCGCGGAAGAACGGGAAGTCCACCCTGATGGCCTGCCTCGCACTGGTCCACCTGGTGGGGCCGGAGGCTGTCACTAACGGCCAGATCATGTCGGCGGCGAACGACAAGGACCAAGCGGCCGTGGTGTTCAATCTCGCGGCCAAGATGGTGCGGGCGGACGCCGAGCTCATGTCGATGGTCAACATCATCGACAGCACCAAGCGCATGGTCTGCTGGCACAACGGGTCGATCTATCGGGCGATCTCGGCCGACGCCGGCACGAAGCACGGCATGTCGCCAACGGTCTACATCTACGACGAACTGGCGCAGGCCAAGAACCGCGAGCTGTTCGATGCGTTGGATACCGCCCAGGGCGCCCACGCGGAGCCCCTGGGCATCATCATCTCGACGCAGTCCAACGACCCGCAGCACCCGCTATCGGAGATGATCGACGACGGCCTGAGCGGCCTAGACGATACGATTGTCTGCCATCTCTACGCCGTGCCCGACGACTGTGAGGACATCTACGATGAAAAGGTCTGGAAATTGGCTAATCCGGGCCTCGGAACGATCCGCTCGATCGACGATCTGCGCGCAATGGCGCGGCGAGCCCAGCGCATGCCCTCGTTCGAGAACACCTTCCGGAATCTCGGCCTCAACCAGCGCGTTACGCGCATGACGACGCTGATCTCGAAGACCGACTGGAAAGCCTGCGGCGGCGAGGTGGTGTTCGAGGACGGCGAAGAGGTCATTCTCAGTCTCGACCTCGCGACCACAACCGACCTGGCTTGCTTGGGCATGATGGCCGTCAACGGGAAGGCACGTTTCTGGCCTTGGTTCTGGAAGCCCGGGGACATGCTCCACGAGCACGCCAAAAGGGATGGCTTTCGCTACGATCTTCACGCCGAGAAGGGGCTGCTTGAGCTATCCGACGGCCGCGTCATCAATACCGGCGACATCGCCAAGAAGATCCAGTGGTGCATGCAGCGCTATACGGTCGTCGGCCTAGTCTACGACCCATATCGCATCGAGTATCTGAAGAAGGAGCTGGATGCGCTCGGGATCGAGGTCCACGAAGAGGCCGACCTCGGCGGGCTGCGTCTTTTCCCGTGGCGCCAAGGCTTCATTTCGATGGCGCCTGCGCTGGATGCCCTGGAGACGCTCGTCCTGAACTACGAGCTCGTTCACCCGAAACACCCGATCCTCACATGGAACATCGCCAACGCTGCGGTGGTGACCGACCCGGCCGGAAACAGAAAGTTTGACAAGGCGAAGTCCCGCCTACGCATCGACGGCGCCCAGACGCTCGCAATGGCCGCCGGCAAGCGCGCCCACCTCATCAAGGCGCCAGGCGGGACGTCTTTCTGGGAGACGGCCGCCTAGCTCAATCCGCGCGCCGAGGGCGGGGCCTACTCTGCGGCGATGATTTTTGCGCATCGGACCGCGAGGCCAGCCTGAAATGCCGTCGTTTTGGGAGCGCGTCCGCAGCCTTGTTGGCATCAAAGATGGCGGCAGCGTCCGCACCTCGCTGGATCTATTCCGGGAAATCTACGGCGGACGGACATCGAAGTCCGGCGTCGCCATCACCTGGCAGCGGGCGATCGAGGCGACCACGGTCCTGGCGTGCACGCGCGTGCTGGCCGACGGCGTCGCACAAGTTCCATTCAAGCTGATGCAGGAGGGCGCCGACGGTAAACGCCAAGCGGCGGTCGACCATCCGCTCTACCTGCTCCTGCATCGCCGGCCGAACGCCTACCAGACCGCCTACGAGTTCCGCGAAACGATGATGTTTCATCTGGCTCTGGCCGGAGACGCCTTCGTGTTTCTCAACCGCGTCGGCATGGAGCGGCGGGTCACGGAAATGGTGCTGCTGGATCCCGGCCGCGTCGAGGTGAAGGTCAAGCCGGACTACACGCTCCACTACCGGGTCCGCTCCGACAACGGCGAGCCCAAGGACATGCCGCCCGGGTCGATCTGGCATATCCGCGGCCCGTCATGGAACACCTGGCGCGGTCTTGAGGGCGTGAAGCTGCTGCGGGAGGCGATCGGACTCGGCGTAGCCCTCGAAGAGGACCAGGCGGAGTTCCACAAGAACGGCGCCCAGGTCAGTGGGCTCCTGTCGGTCGAGAACAATCTCAGCCCTGACAAATACAAGGAAATCGCCGCTTGGATCGACAAGCACGCCCCCGGCGGCGAACGTCACCTAAAGCCGATGATCCTGGATCTCGGCGCGAAGTTCGCCGCCATGCGGATGACCAGCGTCGACGCCCAGCATCTCGAGTCGCGCAAGTTCCAGGTCGAGGAAGTCTGCCGTGGCATGCGGATCATGCCTCTGATGATCGGCCACCCGGCGGATATGGCGGCCAGGGCGGCGACCGAGAGCATCTTCCTGGCGCACGTCACGCACTCGCTGATGCCATGGTACTCGCGGATCGAGCAAAGCGCCGAGGTGAACCTGCTGACCGAGGCGGACGTCAAAGCGGGGCTCTACGTGAAGTTTTTCGCCCAGGCGCTCATGCGCGGGGCGTCGAAAGAGCGGGCCGAATACTACGCCAAGGCGCTCGGCTCCGGCGGCGCAAAGGGGTGGATGACGCAGAACGAGGTCCGCGCCCTCGAGGACCAGGACCGGCACGACGATCCGGAGGCCGACAAGCTGCCTCAACCCGCCCCGCCAAAACCTCCCGTAGATTCCGGTGGCGACGCGGCTGATCCGCCGGCCGACCCAAAGGACGACGAGGAAGAGGAAGACTGATGCTGCACCAGTGCATGCCCCTCGAGGTCAAACTCGCCGGCGGTGAAGGCCAAACCGGCATGAAGTTCGAAGGCTATGGCGCCTACTTCAACAACACCGACGCTTACGGCGACGTGATCGCGCCGGGCGCCTTCAAGCGGACGCTCCGCGAGGCCAGGAAGTCCGGACAATGGCCGGCGATGCTGCTGCAGCACGGCAACTGGCTCGGCGGCGACGACAACATGCCCGTCGGCGTCTGGACCGGCATGGAGGAGGATGAAAAAGGCCTCCGCGTCGAGGGGGAACTCGCCGACACCCAGCGCGGTAAGGACGCCTACACGCTCCTGAAGATGAAACCGCGGCCCGCCATCACCGGGCTGTCTATCGGCTTCATCGCCAAGAAGTTCACGCTCCGCACCAAGCCGGACGACCCGCGCCGGACGCTCGAGGACATCGAACTGATGGAAGTGTCGCTGGTGACCTTCCCGGCGAATCCGAAGGCCAGGGTGACCGGAGTTAAGGCGCTCGATGCGCGTGGCCTCGAGGAGGCGCTACGCTCGGAACTCAAACTTTCGCAGCGCGACGCGGTGAGCGCGATCGCTCTGATGAAGAAGCATCTTCGTGAGGAAGATGATGACGACCAGGTCGGCCGTGAGGGCCCGGATCCTGACAAGGTGGCGGAACTCCTCCGCCGGAACATTGAAACACTCAGGGGATAAGCCCTCATGCCTAAGACACTCGAGCAACTGATCGAAGATCAGGGCACGGCCTTCGACGGCTTCAAGAAGTCGATGGAGGAACAGCTCAAGGAGCTGAAGACCAAAGGCGCCACCGACCCCCTGCTGGTCGAGCGCCTGTCCAAAATGGAAAAGCAGATGGACGACGCCATCGAGGCCAAGAACAAGCTCGAGGCCGGCATCGCCGCCGAGCGCAAGGAGCGCGAGGAGCTGGAAAAGCGCCTCAACCGTCCAGGCGCCACGGAGACGAGCGCGGCCGCCATCCTGGTCGCCGACTTCCAGAAGCAGCTGAACGCGCGCCGGCGTGACCTCAACCAGCCGGCGATCACCGCGCCGATCGACCAGAAGGGCTTCGACGATTACAAGGCCGCGCAGGGACGCTATCTGCGCTTCGGCGAAAAGCAGCTTTCCCCCGAAGAGGCCAAGACGCTGCAGATCTCCATCGACCCCGATGGCGGCTACCTGGTCACCCCGGACGTTGGCGGGCGGATCGTCAAGAAGATCTTCGAGACATCGCCCATCCGCCAGATCGCCTCGGTAGCGACCACGTCGAAAGACAAGGTCGAAGGCATCGAGGATCTCGGTGAGGCCGGGTGCGCCTATTCGGGCGAGCGCGCGACCTCGGGTGATGCGACCACGCCGCAGGTCGAGAAGTGGGAAATCCCGATCGCCAGCTACGACACCGAGCCGAAGGCCACGTCCAACCTGCTCGACGATGCCGACCGCGACATCGAGGGCTGGCTGGCCGACAAGGTCTCCGACAAGTTTGCTCGCTTCGAAAACAACGAGCACGTCAACGGCGCCGGCGGGGCCAACAAGATCCGCGGCTTCCTGCAGTACGACACCGCAGCCGACAGCGGCGCCGGCGTCGCCTGGGGCTCGCTCGGCTTCATCAAGACAGGCGCCAACGGGGCCTTCGCCGGCACCGACCCGGCCGACAAGATCTTTGATCTCATCGGCCTCCTGAAAAACGGCTACCTGATGAACGCCCGCTTCGTGACGCGCCGGTCTGTGATCACGCTCATGCGGAAGTTCAAGGACACGACGGGCCAGTACCTCTGGCAGCCGTCACTGGTGCTGGGGAACCCCGAGTCCTTCGCTGGCTATCCCATCACCCGCGCCGAGGACATGCCGGCCCTGTCCGCTAACGGCTTCTCGTTGGCGTTCGGCGACTTCCGCGAGGGCTACCAGATCTTCGACCGCCAGGGCATCCGCGTGTTGCGCGACCCCTTCACCTCGAAGCCCTTCATCAAGTTCTACACGACGAAGCGCTCCGGCGGCGGCGTGTTGAACTATGAGGCGATCAAGCTGCTGCAGTTCGCGGCGTAATCCGCGGGCGGCGCACCGGGCGGGCCGCGAGGTCCGCCTACCACTCTTTCAGACTGAGGAAGTCACATGCTTCGCGATCTCTACAACACGCTCACGCTGATCGGCGGCGTCGCCGCCGCTCCGGCAGACAATACGGCGGTCGTCTCGCCGATCGTCGACACCCGCGCCTACCGCAGCATCCTCTTCGCCATCGCCACCGGCACGTTGGCTGATGCGGATGCGACCTTCACGGCCCTCCTCGAGGAAGGCGATGCCGCGGACCTCTCGGATGCGGCGGCCGTCGCCGATGCCGACATGATCGGCACGGAGGCTGCGGCCGGGTTCACGTTCGCCGACGACAGCGAGACCAGGAAGCTGGGCTACATCGGCAACAAGCGCTATGTGCGCCTCACGCTGACCCCGGCCAACAACACAGGCGCGGCACCGATCGGCGTCATTGCCATGGGCGTGCCGTTCAACAAGCCGGCGGCCTAATGCTGCCGGTAGGCTAGCGGCCTGGCTCTTCTCGCCGGGCCGCTGGTTCTCTTCTCAAAGGAGGCGCCCCCGTGAAGGCGAAGATGACATCGGACATGACGACGCTTCTGCCCGGACAGAGGCGCAACAGCCTGATCCCGGCCGGCGCTGTGGTCGAAGGCGAGCTCGCCATGTTGGCCGTGGACAACGGCTATGGCGTTCAAGTGCCGGAGACGGCGTCCGTCACGCCGCTCGACCACTATCGGCCCGTTGCGCTGTCCAAAGCGGGACAACAGCCAAAAAAGATCTCTGGGCCTCGCTCTTCGGCCGTCGCGGAAGGCCCCGCTCACAAGGTCGGTGAAACAGCGAAGATCGAAGAACAGCCGAAGCCCAAGGGCCGGAAGGCAGCCGCGCCCAAGGCTGAAGAGGATGGCGGCCAGGGCGGCGGGGGCAAGTAGGCCGTGCTCAAGCCGGTCCGCATCACACCGCCAGCTGACACGCCCGTATCGGTCTCCGAGTGCAAGTCGCACCTGCGCATTAGCCACAACGAGGACGACACGCTGATCGGCACTTACCTGCAGGCGGCTGTCGACCGCATGGACGGATACAGCGGGCTTCTTGGCCGCTGCATGGTCACCCAGACGTGGCGCCAGGACTACGAGTGCTGGCCATCGGGACCGAAGCTCCGCCTGCCGTTCGCTGACGTGTCGGCGATCACCAGCCTCAAATACTCCGACCCCGACGACGTGGAGCAAACCGTCAACTCAAGCCTCTACGCGCTGCACCAGGACGCCGAGGGGAGCTTCCTCTGGCTCAAGAGCGACTTCACCGGGCCCAGCTTCAACGACGACCGGCCGGACCCCATCCGCCTGACCTTCGCCGCCGGCTACGGCGTCGCAGCCGCCGTGCCCTACGCGCTCAAGGCCGCTATCCTCCTCATGGTCGGCGACTTCTACGAGCACCGCGAGAACACGCTGGTCGGAGTTGGCCTGGACGGGCGCGAACTTCCCGTCGGCGTCTCGGCGCTGATCTTCCCCTTTGTCCGCGCCTACCGCTGACGCCGTGCCGAACCGCTGGGTGCGCTTCGTGCGCGCCTGGGACTGGCCGATCCCGCACAAGCGGCGCGGCGCCCAGAGCCGGGCGACCAAGCACTTCCCGGCCGGGATCGAGATCCGCCTGACCAGGGCCCAGCATCAATCCGCGATGGCGGCCGGCGTCGTAGTCTCCATCACGAACCCGCGACATGCGGCGAATGGAGGCGGCGATGTTTGATATCCTCTTCTGGGGCGGCATTGGGGTGCTGATCGGGGCCATCTTCGCGGAGACGGTCCGCGCCGGGATCCGTAAGGTGACCAAGGGCCGCTTCTTCGGCCCGGTCCCGGGCAAGGACACGGTGGACCTCACGCAGAAGGCCCCCTGATGCCCGCCGGCCAGCTCCGGGAAAAGGTGACGTTCCAACGGCCTGGCCAGGGCGCTGGGGACGGCGCAGGGAACTATGGGACGGCCTTTGCTGACATCACCGGGGCGATCGGCGTTCACGCCCAGCTGAAGCCCATAAGGGCCGGCGAGGTGGTCCTGGCCGAGGGCGTCCAGGGCCGGCGGCTCTACGAAGTGATTGTGCGCCACACCAGCACGCTGGCCGGGATCACGGTCGGGGACAGGATGGTGGACACCCGGGACGCCGCCAGGGTCTTCAACGTCACGGCGCCGCCGGTGAACAACGACATGCGCAACAAGTACCTCACCATCCTGGTGGAGCTCGGGGGCGCCAGTGGATAACCGCTTCGCCCGAAAGGCGATCGTCCTGCAGAGGCTGCGGCGGCTCGGGCCGGCTATCCGCGCCGAGGCCCGCAACGCGCTGGGCGACGAGGCCCAGTTCCTGGTCGACCAGATCCGGCCAAACGTTCCCGTCGACGATGGACCAGGCGGCGGCGAGCTGCGCGATTCGCTCGAGTGGCACCGCAATCCGCGCGGCGACAAAATCGGGGTGGTCATAACCGAGGGCCTGGGCCAGGAGGGCGACCCCAAGAACCGCAAGGCCCGCGCCGTCGAGTTCGGCCGTTCGGACATGGCGGCCCAGCCCCACTTTTACCCGACCTATCGGGCCCATAAGCGCAAGATGAAAAACCGCGTCATGCGGCGCGTGCGCGCGGTCATTCGCAGCATCTGGGGCAAAGGCGGTAGCCGATGAAGGATCCGAGCGCGGAGATGCAGCGGGCGATCCACGCCAAGCTGGTGGGGTCCTCGGCCCTCGCCACCGCCATGGGCGGGACGGCGCGGGTCTTCGACAAGGTCGAGGCGAGCCCGACCTATCCCTACATCCGCATCGGCGACGACCAGGCCGTCGATGTCTCGAACGGGTGCTTTGACGCCTGGGACTTCTTCGCGACCCTGCACATTTTCAGCCGTCACACGCAGGGGCCGCGGATGGAAGCGAAGGCGATCTCGAACGCCGCCGTGGGCGCCCTGGCCACGTTCGGCGCCCTGCCGACGCCCTCGGGTTTCAAGGTCAGCGAGGCCGAGGTGACGCAGGCCCGAACCTTTTTCGAGACCGACGGCGTCACGGCGCACGGGGTCGTAACCATTCGCTTCAGGGTGCTCGACGGCGCCTGACCCGCGCGCTCAATCCGCGTCCTTCCAGCCGCCCTTAGCCTCTGATCGTCCGGCGCCGCCGGCTTTTGGAGGTCACCACCATGGCGGAAGCCAAAACACTGGCGGGCAAGAGCCTGCTGATCAAAGTCTCGGACGGCGGGGGCACGCCGGTGTTCGCCCACCCCTGCCTCATCAACACGGCGCGGGGGATCAACTTCTCCTCGCAGTCGAACGAGCGCCGGATTCCGGACTGCACGGACCCAGAACTGATCGCCTGGACGAAGGTCAACAAGATCTCGCTCACGGCCGCGATCAGCGGCGCCGGCGTCCTCAACACGACGGACAATGAGTTCTACTTCAACTGGTTCAACTCGGATAACGCCATCGCGGTCCGGGTCGAGCTGTCGGGCGTCGTTCTCGCCAATGGCGGCGGCTGGTGGGCGGGCGACTTCAAGTGCCTCTCCTACAACGTCACCGGCGACCTCGGCGACGAAGTCCAATGCGACATCGGCCTGCAGTCGCACGGGGCGGTCGCCTGGGTCGATGCGGCGGCATAGCCATGAGCCGGAGCGCGTCAATCGACCTGCCGTTCCCGGACGAGACGCGGACCTACCGTCTCGGCATCGGCGAACTGCGCCAGCTGCAGGAAAAGTGCGACCGGGGGCCGATGGAGATCCTGCAGGCGCTCACGCTCGGGCGCTGGCGGGTCGACGATATCATCCAGCCGATCCGCCTCGGCCTCATCGGCGGCGGCATGAAGATCGCCGACGCCAACACCCTGGTCGAAAAGCACATCCAGACCGGGGCGCTCGCCGAAGCCTGTGTCTATGCCGCACTCATCGTTAACGCCGCCATCACTGGGGCGCCGGACGAGGAGATCGACATGCCGAAAGGCGCACAGGGGGGAAAGACGACGACGCCGGAGACCGGCTCCGCTTCGGCGTCATCTACGGACAAGGAGCCTGTCTCGGATGGACACCCCGCGAGGTCGATCAACTGAGCCTGTGGGAATATGTGGCGGCCGTCGCCGGCTATGCGCGGGCCAACAGCCCGCCAAAAGGCCCATCCGCCCCCTCGCTCGCTGATCTCAACGCGGCCCTCGCCAGGAGCGCGATGCACTGATGGCCGACCGCACCGAAGCCTTGGTCCTGCAAATGTCTGCCGACATCCGGCGGATGGAAAAGGCGCTCAACCAGGTCCGCGGCACGACGAACCGCCAACTCGGAGCGGTGGAGAAGCGCTTCCAGACGATGAACGCCAACATCCTGCGGTCGACAGGACAGCTTGCGGGCCAACTCACCGCCACGCTGGGCGGGATCGGCCTGGGGTTTGCCGCTAAGGAGACACTTGCCTATGCCGACGCATGGACGCAGGCTCAGAACAAGATCCTCGCAGCCGGGGTTTCGCTCGCCGAGCTCAACGACGTACAGAGCGAGCTGGTCAAGATTTCCCTGCAGACCAGGACCTCGCTTGAGTCCACCACCGACCTCTTCGCGCGCCTGACGCGGTCGACGGAGCAGCTCAACGTCAGTCAGGAGAAGGTCTTCCGGGCGACCACGATCGTAAACCAGGCGTTCAAGGCCGGCGGCGGCAGCATCGAGGAGCAGCGCGCAGCTATCACGCAGCTCAGCCAGGCCCTCGCATCCGGCGCTCTGCAGGGCGATGAACTTCGGTCGATCAGAGAGAACGCGCCGCTCCTGGCAAAGGCCATCGCCGACGAATTCGACGTGACCACCGGCCAACTCAAAAAGCTAGGCGCCGAGGGCAAGCTCACCACGGACAAGATCTTCAACGGCATCCTCAACGCAGGAAAGGCGATCGAGGCACAGTTTCTCGCCACCACCGCGACGGTGGGAGAGTCCTTCCAGAACCTTCAGACCGTAATCAACCAGGCAATCGGACGCATTGATCAGGCCTTCGGGGTTTCGGCCGCGCTGCGCGATGTCATCAACCAGGCCGCCGCCGGCCTTGGCGCCGGCGCGGACGGCGAACTTCTTCCTCAGACGCCCCGCGCTATGGAGGATCGTGTCCGGCGCTTTGTTCAGGCGCGCAACGTCGCCAAGGAGCAGGTGGAGGCCCTGCTCGAAGAGGAGGTGGTGACGCGGGAGTTGAGCGAGGCGGAGCGCGAGCTCGCCGAGCAGCGCAAGGTAGAGGCGCAAATTCGGCTTAACGACCTCAACAACGAAATCATCCTTCTACGCCAACTAGCGCAACGCTTCCGCGAGATAGAGGCCGACAGCGTCGGCGGGAAGCTGAACCTGCCTTGGACGAAAGAGGCGCTCGATGCGTTCGATAACCTTCTCAACCGGTTACCGGCGGCTCAAGAAGAAATGATCGCGCTAATGGAGCGCGTCCGAGATGCGCCAGCGTCCCAGTTCCTGAACGCCGGCGATCTGCTCGCTCCGCCGCAAGAGGAGATAAAAAAGCTCCAGCAGTACACCACCGCCCTTGAGGCGCTCGACCAGGCGATCGGAAATATCCGCGCCTCGACGGAGGGGGTATTTGCCAAGTCCAGAGCAGCCGTGCAGGCGCTGATTTCCTTCGCGGACGCGACACAGGACATAGAAACGACAGAAGAGCGGATGCGCTCGCTTGGCAATGTTTTGTCCGGGGCCGACTGGGGTGTCATCTTCAATCACATCGCCGGGATCCGCAAAGAGCTGGAGGAAATTAGCCAGATCTTCCCATCCGACCGCGCATTCATCCTCGATGTCGTAGGCGACATCGAGCCGATCCTGCCAACGCAGGAATTCGAAGACGAGTTCGGAGAGCTGCGCGAGAATATCCGCAACAGCGTGAAGGATGGGCTCCGCCAGGGTCTCATCGACGACGACTGGGGAACGGCGCTGCGATCGATCCTCGCCACCGCCATCACCTCGGCGATGGACGAGAGCCTCAACAACCTCGCCGACATGCTCACGAACTTCCTCTTCGGGACCGGCGGCAAGTCCAGTGGCGGGATCTTCTCGGCGATCTTCAGCGCCTTCGGCGGCGCCAAGGCCGGCGGCGGGCCGGTGAAGGCGGGCGTTGCCTACATCGGCGGCGAGCGCGGCAAGGAGCTGTTCGTTCCCAACGTCAATGGGAACATCATCACCGCCGCGGACCTGAACCGCCTGATGTCGGCCGGAGGCGCCGGCGGCCAGGCGATCGATGCGCGCACGATCATCTACGGCAATGTCGACAGCGTGACCTGGCCACAGCTGCGCGACACGCTCCAGGCCAACAACCAGGCCATGGCGGCCCGCTTCCCCGGAGCGGTCAACGCAACGCTGATCGACAACCGCAGACAGAAGCGGAGGCTATGATGTCGGCCGGCGAGATCATCCCTACCGACGCCCTCCTCAAGATGGCCGTCGCCCTCATCCCGATGCAGACCGTGCGCATGGGCTCCTCTGGCAACAGCATCAGGGGCGTAATGGGGCCCAGCCGGTGGAAGCTCTCGGTCGAGACCGACTGGCTGACCGAGGTCCAGGCGCGCATCTGGGGGCCGTGGCTCGATCGGCGGATCCACCACGGCTACACCTTCACGGCGTGGAACCTCATGACGGTCAACCCGGCGGGCGCGATCGGAACCGCCGACGGGTCGATCGGCCTGACGGTCGACGCCGCGAACAACGAGCTGGACCTCACCGGCTGCGGCGCCTACGTCGCCACGGCCGGGGACTTCATCTCCTACCGAACGGACGTCAGCGGCTACTATCTCGGCCGCATCCAGGCCAACGCCACGGCGGTGGCCGGCGCAGTCACTGTCCAGGTTGTGCCCAAGCCGCTGGCCAAGCATGCGACCACGCCGGCCGTCCGGCGCGTCCAGGCGCTGGGCGAGTTCGAGCTCGTCAGCCTGCCTGAGCCGTTCGACGACTATACTAACCGCCGCGTGATGTTCGAGGCCATGCAAGTGCTTCGCTAGCGGGAGCGGAGATGCCCTACTCAACCGATGCAGCGACCGAGGCGGCCATTGCCGCCGGCCGGATCAAGTCAGCCGACCTGGTGGACTTCTACCTCAAGACCAGCGGCGGCGCGGACCTTACCCTGCGCGCGTGGACCTGGCCCGGATCGGCCTCCTACCCCGGCACGACCGACCTCGACGGATCCACCGCCAGCAACACCTACGAGAGCCTGTTCGGCCGCATCAGCATCCAGAAGGCGGTGAGGATGGCGGCCTCGCTCTCGAGCGAGCCGCTCAGGATCCAGCTCGACGCCTCCCGATCGACCGACGATGCCGACTGGGTCGGAAAGTTCGTCGACGCCAACTGGCACCAGCGCCGGATCCGGGTGCGCCAGGTGCTCCTCGACTGGGACACCGAGGCGCT